CAGCGAGACATCGAGCAACAGGTCGCAGTGCATACAGGACGAGGCGCAATGATGGAACGAGCGGCTTGGATATTGTTCGCGGCGGCCCTGACTCTAGGCCAAAAATTTATCGCGGCGGGATAAAAAACAACCCACCCCAATGCCGGTCTCTCCTATAGGGAAGTAAGGCAAGGACGTATGGAATGAAAGAACAAAAGCTAACCATCAAGCAGGAGAAGTTCGTCGAGGAGTATCTGCTCACCGGTAACGGTACAGAGGCCTGCAGACGCGCTGGGTACAGTCAGAACAGCGATTCTTGCCTCAGAGTGCAGTCAACTGAGAACCTAGCGAAACCTAATGTAAAAGCAGAGATCGAGCGGAGAAGAGCTGTTATGGCTGAAGAATCAAAGGACAGACGTGAGAAATGGATTAGTCGTCTCGAGGAGCTGGGAGTTTCTGCGGAGAAGGATGCGGACAAACTGAGAGCGATCGAGGGCCTGTTTAAGGCTGAGGGATGGCTTGCTCCTGAACAGAAGGAGATCACCACCTTTGAGTCGTCTTTTTTGGCTGATTTGGACCTTGGTGAAGAGGAAATTGAGCAGGTTTCGCCGGCGGACAACTTGCTGGTGATCGATTTCGGTAGCGATAACAAAGACTTACAGGATGAGGACTGAACCTTTGCTAGGTTCGATCCCCTTACCCACCCTTCCCGGCCATGTACAGGCACCGCATAGGGGGGGGGATACGCGTCTCGATGGGGCGGCGTCGACGACCCGGTACCATGTAGGCCTATGAGATCACTAGAACGACATTTTCTATTTTTGGGGTACCCCCCTACCCATCATATTTAGGGGGGGCGGTCTTTCTGAGAGTACCGACGCTAAAAAACTTGCAATATTGGAACGAGAATTAGACGATTTGCACCATAACTTCATGTAGAGGTTTAAAAAACGATGGCTACACCGCGTAAAGGCAAGGCAAAAGTGAAGGTTACTGCCTCAGGAAAGAAGGTTTCCTATGGGCAAGCAGGCAAAGCCAAGGATGGCGGACCGCGTGTTAAGGCCGGAACCAAGAAAGGTGACAGTTATTGCGCCAGATCTCTGGGTATTAAGAAGCGTTTGCCTAAATCAAAGCAGGATGACCCGAATACCCCCAACAATCTATCTAGGAAGCGCTGGAAATGCTCTGGCGCCAAATCGAGGAAGTAGTAATGGATAACTTACGGCAAGCATTTAAATCTCGCACAGTGCAGTACGGGGCGGCTCTCGCGTGTCTTTCGGTGCTACAGGGCTTTGTTGGTTTTTTGCCGGCTAATCCTGCAGTTCAAGCGATGGTTGGCTGCGGTATTGCTACCGGCATTGTAGTGCTTCGATTCATGACGACTCAGCCGGTGGGTTCAAAGTGAAAAAGGCAAAGCCCAAGTCGAAAGTAAACGCGTCGGGCAACTACACAAAGCCAACCATGAGGAAGCGTCTCTTTGAAAAGATTAAAGCCGGCGGTAAAGGCGGCAAGCCGGGTCAGTGGTCAGCTAGGAAGGCGCAGATGTTGGCTAAGCAGTACAAAGACAGCGGCGGAGGCTACAAAAACTGATGGCACTGAAAAAACCACAGAAGAGCCTGAAGAAGTGGACCGCGCAGAAGTGGCGAACGAAGTCAGGTAAGCCGTCTACGCAGGGCTCTAAAGCGACAGGTGAGAGATACCTACCTGAGAAGGCCATAAAAAGCCTCTCAGCGAAAGAGTACGCTGCGACCACCCGTAAGAAGCGGGCTGATACAAAAGCCGGCAAACAGCATTCTAGTCAGCCTAAGAAGGTTGCTACTAAAACCCGACGACATAGGAAGTAATCATGATGAAACCATGTAAAGGCTGTACCAGCCCGGCGAAGTGTAAGAAGGCTGGCAAGTGTATGAAGAAAGGTTTACCGAAGCGTGGCATGAGAGCCGCAAAAAACAAGGCTTATAAAAAGTAAGATGGATATAACGATCGAACGCTTCTGTTATCACCCCGAGGGCACTCTAGGCGTCTGTAAGGTCGCTGGTGAGACGTTCTACACCATAGAGCGTCCTTGGCTTGATAACGCACCAAATGTCTCCTGCATCCCCACAGGCAGCTATAACATGACGTGGCGAGAAAGCCCGCGATTTGGCTGGACGTGGATGCTAGAAGCAGTACCTGACAGAACTTACATCTTGATACACGTAGCTAATTTTTCTAGCGATGTGCAGGGATGCATTGGGATGGGGACTGATTTGATGGGAGACCGAATAGCCGTGAGTAACAGCAGGAAAGCGGTTGCCGCGTTTGAAGAGTTGACTCGGGGGCAAACGTGTCAAATCAAGATAGGCAATGCACCGTATGCGGGGTTGTAAAAACCAAGGCTGATTACGAAGCGCGTCGACTGATTTGCCGTGTTTGCTACGTTGATCATAGAAGACGGGCAGAAAGTAGAACTGCAGCATCGTGGTTAAGAAGCCGGATACGTGCAGCAAAAAGACGCACCGTAGAATCGGAGCGCGAGTTCTCAGATGACGTAACAGTAGATGCGTTGCTTGAGACTCTTAAAAAGCAGAAGGGCTTATGTGCCCTGAGCGGCATCCCCATGACACATGGAAAGACAGTCATGGAAACCGCCATAAGTATAGATCGGATTGACAGCAGTATTGGATACCGGATGAGCAATATTCAGCTTGTCTGCTATCGAGTAAACGTCATGAAGATGGACATGGACGATAACAGCCTATGGTGGTGGGCTAAAAATTTGGTGATGCATGACGAGCGACGAGAAGATAGTGCAGGCAGCGAGGAAGCTGAAGAGTAATTTCCCGCTGTACGCAAAAAACATACTGCGAATTGTTAACAAAGAGGGAACGATAACGCCTTTTGAGCTAAATGCAGGCCAGCGATGGATGCATCAAACCCTCGATAATCAGTTAGAAAAGCAGGGGAATATCCGCGCCCTAGTTTTAAAAGCCCGGCAGGTAGGCATATCGACCTACGTGGAGGGGCGATTCTTCTGGAAAATCACACAAAATCGAAACGCTAACGCGTTTGTACTCTCGCATCTGGCCGAGTCGACCAACTCGATCTTTAATATGGTGCGCCAGTTTTACGACCATATCCCCCACCCCGCTTTCAAACCCGGACTGGCATCGCAATCTGCGAGCACGCTGGCATTCGAGGGACTGAACAGTCGGTACAGGGTCGGTACAGCAAGATCGACTCAGACCGGCCGGGGACAGACAAACCGATTCGTGCATGGGTCGGAGGTCGCGTTTTATCCACAGGGCTCTGATATCGTCGCGGGTCTACTGCAGACAGTGGGCGGAAAAGGCTCTGAAGTTATTCTGGAATCCACGGCGAATGGTGCCGGCGGCTGGTTTTACGATCAGGTGATGAAGTCCCTTAGGGGCGAAACCGAATGGGTCGTGTGCTTTATACCGTGGTACTGGATGCCGGAGTACCGCCGCAAAGTGAACCCCTACTTTGAGCGCACCCCCGAGGAAGAAAAATTAGCGCAGGCCTACAAGCTAGACGATGAACAGTTGATGTTCCGCCGCGCAAAACTTGACGAGCTGGGATCGTCTGATTTGTTCCGGCAAGAATATCCGAGCACCCCGCTCGAAGCTTTTTTGACGTCGGGCCGATGCTTTGTAGAGGACGCGGTACTACGAGACGCGGAAGACAATTGCTACACCCCTGACTTTCGGGGCGATTATCGTGCAGGAATCTTAGAGAACTACTCCCATGGCCCATACAAGGAGTGGTGTAGCCCAAACCCAGACGAGAGCTATGTGATTGGAGTGGACGTTGCTGAGGGTCTTAGCTATGGAGACTACAGCTGTGCTCAGGTGCTGGACTCTCTAGGCAATCAAGTGGCGTGTTATCACGGCCACATCGACCCCTTTGAGTACGCCAACTTCTTAGGAAAGCTGGGTGACCGCTGGAACCGGGCCTACATGGTGGTCGAAAGAAACAACCACGGCCTGACTACATTACGCCGTTTGCAGGAAATCCAATACCCGAATCTGTTTGTAGAAAGCTCTGTTGATGGAGCATACGGTGACAGGCTAACAAAGCGTGGTGGTTTCTTAACAACATCGAAGACAAAACCGCTCATCATCGACAACCTTGCCGCCCTACTTAGGCAGCGCGAAGGGGGTGTCGCAGACATCGAGTTAGTTAACGAATTACGAACGTATGTTATTGATGATAAAGGGAGTTTCAATTCTCAACAAGGATGCTATGATGATAGGGTGATGGCGTATGCCATCGCTTTGCATGGATTAGCCTCAATGCCCCGACCTCGCATTCATATTGCGCGTCGTGGCTTTAAGAGTTTGGACTCGACAGTGGGCTACTAAATGCAAGATCCAGCAGAGTTGTACGAAGTAGAAGAGATCGTGTCAGACGATGATCTGGACGGGCAGCAGGAACAAGAGCTGCAAAGTCTTGGTCACCGCCTGAAAGACATCTTCCAAGAGTACAAAGACGCACGCAAAGAGACAGAAAACGAATGGCTTAAAGATCTGCGCCAATACAATGGGCAGTATGAGCCAGATGTTCTTGCGCGTCTGAATGATGCTGGGGGCGCCCGCTCCAAAGTTTTTGTAGGCCTAACTCGAACCAAGGTGATGGCCGCCTACTCGCGTATTGTCGACCTATTATTTCAGCACGGTGATCTTTACTTCGCTGTGCAACCTACTCCGATCGCAACAATCGATCCGCTGACTGCAGCAAAAATGCGACAGCAAGCAATGCAAGAAGTCATGATGGCTTCAGGCATCGCCGACCCAATGCAAAACCAAGACCTCATGCAGCAGCGTATGGCTGAGTTGGAGGAAGGTTTTAAAGAGGTCGAGCAAAAGATGGCTTCGGAAGCTGCCAAGAACATGACCACTGAGATTCAGGACCAGCTAGTTGAAGCCGGTGCAGACCAAAAGCTGAAGCAGTCTATTCTAGAGGCGTGTATTTTTGGATCGGGTGCAGTCAAAGCGGGCACTGTTCGTATCGATACAAAGCAGTCATACGGGAAAATGATCGATCCTGAAAGTGGCGCACAGACCTACGCACTGAGCGTAGTTGAGACGCCAGTCCCCGACCTAGAAAGCGTATCGATATTTGACCTTTATGTCGACCCTTACTGCACCACTTTGGATGATTGTAACGGCCTATTTCGACGCCATGTGTTGACCCGTCGCCAATTTAGAGACTTGGCTGACCTCCCCGGCTTTGACGGTGAGATGGTCCGGTACATGCTCAAGATTAACCGCAGAGGGAATCATGTTGAGGAAGAGCATGAAAGAACACTTCGTAGGATTGCTGGCATTAGGGATCATGCTGAGTCTAATCGTTTTGAAGTATTTGAATACTGGGGCGATGTCGATGGCTACGCTTTAGAAGAGCATGGCATTGATGTCCCTGAGGGCATGGAGCTAAGTGACCAGTTCTCTGCTTGCGTGTGGTTGTGCGACAGCAAAATCTTGAAGGTGATGCTGAATCCTGTTGCGGGCTACAAAATCCCGTATCACATCTTCCCGTATGAGCGTAACCCGCATCAATTCTGGGGAATTGGCGTACCTCGCATGATGCGTGACAGCCAAACAACAATGAATGCTGCCGTCCGCATTTGGCTAGACAACATGGCTTTGTCGTCCGGCCCAATGGTTGAGGTAAATACAGACTTGCTTGCAGCAGGAGAAGACCCGACAGACATCCACCCTTGGCGAGTATTTCTCCGAGAGGGTGGAGACGGTTCTATGCCTGCTGTGCGTTGGTATCAGCCTGTGGCTAATGCTAACGGGCTAAACCAGATCGTTGAGATCTTCCGCCGATTTGCGGATGAGACTACCAGCCTGCCCTCCTACACCCACGGCGAGCAGACTGCGTCCCTCAACAAGACGGCTACAGGTATATCTATGCTCATGGGTGCTGCGAATGTG